GGTCGAACGGTACTCTTGAGCTTTTTGCAGACGAAATCGGACTTGGATACCGGATCGACTTGCCAAACACCTCCTATGCGCGCGACTTGCTTGAACTTATCAACCGCCGAGACGTGAAAGGCTCGTCCTTCATGGGCTCGATGGAGTTCTACCGAGAGGCCGAGGGTGATCAGGTAGTGCGATGGGTAACGAACATCGACATGCTCGAATGTGGCCCGGTGAGTTTGCCTGCATATTCCTCGACCACAGCGCAAATGAGGAAACTCGGGGAAGATGTTGAGCGGGAAATGCGCGAAGAGCTGCGCCGGAAAGCCTTGGAAATGGATTCCTTCATTCTCGACTTGACTTGTTCACGTCAATAGGCAAGATTTAAGGCGTCAGAAAAACTTATTATTGGAAATGGCAGCTGAAAAAGCTCGCGTCCAACCTTCAACAGCAAAAACTGTTGGGTTATGACGACGAGCTTTTTTCGTATCTCCACGGCCCAGCAGCGTGGAGATTACGACATGTCCGCCCAACTGGACTCGATTCAGGAAAAACGCGACCTGCTTTTTGGCCAACTCCAAGAGGCTCGCAAGAAGTTCGACCATGAGAAGAACGGCTGGGATTCAGCCGAGTCTGAAGAGAATTTCAAGAAGCTCAGTGACGACATCAGCGCGACCGAGGCCGAACTAGTCACGGCCCGCGATCGATTCGCCAAAGCCGCCGAAATGGATGCGATGCTTGACAAGTTCAAGCAGGAGCAGAAGCGCGGAATCAATCCCCACGGCCTTGGTTTCGGCAAGCGAGACGCGCTTGACCCCAAGACTGAACTGCAAAAAGAGCTTGCTTTCCGTGGCTTCCTTCGCGGTCGGCGCTATGCCAGCGAAGACGAAAAAGAGGCAATGCGATCGACCGGGATGGACTTCGGCGACGAGGTTGCCATCACGCCGGAACCTGCCACGGCTGGCCGGTTTTATGCCGAAATCGCCAAGCGTCAGCTCTTTTACAGCAAGAGCGTCGAATCTGCCCGCCGAGACCTGATGAGCTTCGATTGGGAAAGCCGAACGCTTTCCGCAATGAACTTCGTCAAGGGCGGCGCTGGGGTCAATCCCCTCCAGGCCATGGGAGTGGAAATCGATATGACATCTTACGGCACGATGCGCCAAGCGGCGCGTACGATCGTCACGACCGGTGGCGAGCCTTTGCCGATTCCAACCGTGTCTGACATCGCGAATTCCGGCTCGTGGATTGGCGAAAGCACTGCGGGCACTGCGGCTGATCCGTCTTTCAACCAGGTGATGCTCTATGCCCACAAATGCACCAGCAATCCGGTTCTTGTGCCGGAAGAGTTGCTCCAGGATGCAGGGTTTGACCTCTCTGGCTACCTGATGGAAGCCTTAGCTCGTCGCATCAACGTGACGACCGAGGCGGCCTTCGCTCAGGGCGATGGCGCCGGTAAGCCTTACGGCCTTCTCACGAAGGCAAGCCAAGTCGTTGAAGCGGCATCGCAGACTGCGTTCACTCGATCCGAAATTGAGCGACTCGTTTACTCGGTTGACCCCGCTTACCGCAATCAACCCGGCGCGGGATTCATGATGCACGACGCGATCATGGCTCAATGCCGAATCCTGACCGACTCCAACGGCGTGTTCCTCTGGGTCAACGGAACTGACCCGAACATGACCGAGCAACTCCGCTGCGGCGGGAAGACCTACCCGGTTTTCATCAACCAAGCGTTTCCTTCGACGATGACGATCTCCACCAAGATCATCGCATTCGGTCAGCTCACCAAATACTACATCCGTCGCGCCGGCCAAGTCCGCATGTACCGGATGAACGAGCGTTATCGCGACGTGGATCAGACCGGATTCGTTGCCTTTGAGCGCGTTGACGGCAATCTGATCGATGCCGGAACGGACCCCATCAAATACCTCCAACTCAAGACCTCCTAAGTCTGGTTGTGATTTCTTTTTGACACTCAAGGAGATTGGAAATGGCCAGACTCGATATTACGAATACCCGCACGATTAAGCAGGCTCACGCCTACGCGAATGTGACCGACAACACGCCGTTTGTTAGCGGAATCATCGATACCGCAAACGCATTGGGCGTTAACTTTGCGGTTCACGTTCACGCAGCGGCGGACGCTGACACGACGATTACCGCACTGCTTGAAGACAGCGACAACTCCGGCATGTCGCCGGCAACTGCCGTGGCTGACGAGTATCTCGTTGGCACCGAAGCGGGCATGGCTCTGCAATTCGACTCGGAAACGAAAGTTGCCAAGATCGGATACTTGGGCCACAAGCGATACGTGCGATTGACGCTGACCTCAGCAAACAACTCGGGCAGCCTGTCGCTTTCTTCGACGGTCACTCTGTTGCGTGCTAACCCCGTCGGCAACTCGACCCAGCTCGCCACTACCACGGCGTAGTCATGCCCTACAGCCTCGTCAGATCAACCGACGCCGCTGCCGAGCCTCTAACCACCAGCGAAGCGAAAGCCCAGCTGCGGGTTACTGGCAGTGGCGAAGACACGCTCATTGACAATCTGGTGAAAACGGCTCGATCTCTTTTCGAAGAGCGCACGGGCCGTTCAATCCTGAACCAGACTTGGGTTCTCAAACTCGATTCGTGGTTCTCTTGTGATGGGCAATCACCCTGGATTTCGCTACCCAGGGGACCAGTGGCGTCAATCACGTCGATTCAATACGTCGATTCGGCTGGCGCCACTCAAACATGGTCGAGCAGTGACTATCAGACGGACTTGTCTGGCGATATCGCAAGGGTCGCGCCCGCATACGGCGAAGTATGGCCAACCGCTCGATACCAGATGAACGCCATTACGATCACCTACGTTGCTGGCTACGGAGCGAACGCAGCAGCGGCACTTGCTACAGGCCGAGCCGGCGAGTTTAAGGCGATTCAGCAGGCTTTGCTGATTGCTATCGCGAACATGTTCGAGAACCGGGCTTCAATCGCACCGGGCGGCATGTCCAAGGCGTTCGACTACGACCTGTTCTGGCTGCCATTCAAAATCGGCGACGACTTTACCAACTACTCCGGAGCAGCCTAATGCCCGGAAGAGTGTTGACCGCTGGAAGGCGAACGCAGTTGGTGGCATTTCAGTCGCCTAGTGATGGTGCGCTCGATGCGACTGGCCGGCCCGCAAAGACCTGGACAACTCAGGGAACCGGCTACGTTCGAATGCGATTCCTTGGCGGCACGGAAACCGATGTTGGCGGGATCACAAAGTACCTACCCACCTACAGCATCGAAATGCTCAAAGTGGATATGTCAACGATTGCTGTGAAGTGGCGATTGCTTCGCGGCTCTGAGGTCTATCACGTCATCAGCCGCGATGAATCGGACCTGGATAACGCGGAACTCGTCTTGGTTGTCGCTCGCGACGAATCATCGGGAGTCACCTGATGTTATCCGTCAAAGTCGATGCGACTGATCTCAAAAAACTCTCCAGCCAACTCGGCTCGATCAAGAAATCGCTGGCCAATAAAGGGATGCGCAAAGCCCTTACCGGAATGTGCAAAATCTTCCGCGACGGACTCAAGCGAGAAGTCCCAATCCGCTCTGGTCTGCTCAAGAAATCAATCTCGTTCAAGGTTTGGAAGCCCAAGAAAAAGGGCGAGTACATGGCCAAGGTGGGCGCTAAGAACGTCAAAGGCGCGGCGCTTTTCAAGAATCAAAAGACCGGCAAATTCAAAGTCACGACTACGGCGAAGCAACTCGGTAAAGCCCTCGCTAGTCCCAATATGAAAAAGTTGACTTGGCGCGCTGGCGGAAAAGCCAACTCGGTGAATCCCGCTCACTACTTGCACTTAGTCGAAGGGGGCGCCAAAGCCCACAACATCGAAACCAACTTTCCCTACGGCCGGCGAAACACGGTCAAGCATCCCGGCTCTAAGGCTCGTCACTCGATGGCCAAGGTGGTCCAGCACAACGCCTCTCGCGCCAACGCTGCCGCTGTCGCCTCACTAGAGCAGTCGATCAAGGAGGCAACCTTAAATGGCTAGCGTCCTTGCCGACTTTCGCGCCTACCTCGCGAGCATCACCGCGATCACCAACTTGGTGAGCACCCGCATCGTTCAGCTTCCAATCCCTGAAACCTACCCAGTCCCGTACATCGCCTTCACG